AGACTAACCAGTCCTGATTAGAAATACCTGGAGCAGTCTCGACGTGCAATACGAGGAGTTTGTCAGAACTTTTCTGATACGCGACCAGGACGGCGGCGGCATAATCCACCCAGCCAAAGTCAACGCCGCAATTCAGTCTCCAGCCTTCATTCCGCAATTCTTGAATAAATTCTTTCTTAGTCGGAATCCGCAATGAACCATCGTGGTTCGTTGGATAGACGTTAAACGCAAAATTCCAGCATTCCTGCACTTTCTGGTAATGCTTGTTTTTATCGAATTTATTGTAGACGACGCCTCCAGACTCTGGGCGCAGATTGATTAACTGTGCATTGATTTTATCTGAATCCGCAACTTCTCGAATCAAATTCCCCACGAAGTCGACAGTTCTTAGATTCGGAGACGTGCTAGTTTGATTGATTGCGTCTGTCCTGCAGGTGACAAATATCGGGCATTTCCTGCAACCTTCGTACGCGGGGACTAAGTCGTAGGAATCCCTCATGGATTCAGACAACTCTGTGTGGGCGACGATATCCAAGACCGCCAATGTTTCTTTATGTATAAACAGGTCTATACGGGGCAATTCAGGCAAGTGCCGTTCTGGGAGGCAAGGTTTTGTCCAATCCGTAACGTTCCACCTGTGCAGGTGAATACCATTGGCAGGATCCTCTGACAAATTGATCTTTTCTTGCATCGGACCAACGGCTGTTTTTCTTGACGATAGATACACGAAAATCGGCGGTCTGCCGTTGGCGTCAGGGTCGGCGATGAATGTCGATTCAGAAAGAATATCTTTATCAATCAAGTCTGTTTCGTCGAAAATCAATAACGACGCACGGCTAGAGTTAGCACCTTTTTTGGTAGCGGTGATCACCTTTAATTTTGCGTAATTAGATTTCTTGTATTCGTTGACAGGCATCGAACGCAATAATTTGAGACGTTTGTTATCCGACTTGAAATGTTTGTTTATAATCGGGTTGTCTAGGAAGCGATCCAAGTAGTCGATGCACGCGATTGATTGATCTAGGATGGCTGCTAGATGGACGATATTGCGCCCGAGGTGAACCATGAAAAGGAATTCTAGTACTGACGCACAGAGCGTTTTCGCGCTATTTCGGCTGGCCGCCACTACGAACGTAGTCTTATTGGGGTTGCCAGTGAGCCCCGATTCGTAAACTTCCCATATAAAATCCATTGGATTAGAATTGCTGAAAGTACTTACGACCTTATCAGGTAATCGAATACTCAAGAAAGTTTCCAACCATTGCTGCAATTCTTTCTTAGAACGACAGGGCGTCCAAAACTTCTGTTCGTACAGACGTTCTAGGCGTTTTTGGAGTTCTTCTTGATTCGATTCTACTGTCATATTCTATAAAGTCTTTGCCGTGGAGTTTTGCCTTTCAGGCCAGTGCCAGACAGCAAATTTTTGTATTTCCTGAATTCACACGAACAGTTTTCGAGATTAGACGCAGTGATAAATACAGGCTTCCCCCTGATCATCAAGGGGTTAAGATCTGTGATTGGCTGCGTGTGCATCAATGTCTGAATAACGTCTGTCGCTTTGGCTTTCGGATTGAACGCCAGGGCCGAAGGAGTAGCACCTGGCCCGATGAACACTTTGTGGAATTCATTAATGAATTCAGGGAATTGGTAAGCAACGTCCATTAGAACTTCCATAGACATGAATCTGGCGTTGAAGCCAACCAACGGGATTATGGCTTCGACTAATTGGATGATAGACCAATCATTTTTGCTAGAAATTATTGCAGCAATTTGTTTGACTCGTTTTGGGAGAAAATCAAAAATAAACTCTTGACGAGTCGAGCAGCCAGTGCTAATTATGCCTGCAATCGCGCTGTTGTAGGCTGAAGTCCACCGGACCCCTTCGATGCTGTCGAATTTGTCTCGGGCGGCTTGTAACGTGGACTCGGAAAAATCCAACAAGCCAACTTGTTCCACTATGTTGGGCAAACCTACCCAACGCATGTAGAAGAAATTCAGCAGAGTTAATTCTAGATCGTGCAATACCGGGGCAGCTAGCTGATGAAGCGCGACAGTGGTCTTATCCAATTCTCGATACACATTGCAGAATTTATTCTTTTTCAAGATAATATCTTCTGTCCAAGGGAACGCTTGGCCTGAATCTTTTTTATGAAAAATGTTCATGCGTTCAGAAACAAAATCCCAAAATTCTTGCTCTAGCTTAGAATCGACAGCTACAAGATCAATTTTCGTATCTCTCGGGTCAATTTGACATTTATTCCAATGATTATAAAGAACCGAAATAGCGGGGATTACAGTCATTCTTTGACCCTTGCAAGCAAACGAAGAAGTTCAATTCTGTCTTTTTCATCATCTTCCGAAGCCGGAAGTTCAGCAAGGTTGACTATAGCCGCCTGCACTTGAGTAGCTTGGTTTCCCTGACCCATATTAGCAATATTCACGTTAACGACAGGAGTCGAATTGCCGATCTTGCTAGATTCGACTTCTTTAGTCTGAAGCGATTGCATCATCTGAAGCAGAACCATGAAATCTTTGTAATTTTTAGGAATCATCGGACAATTCTTGGCGTTTTCAGGATTCTTTATGACTTCGGCTAATTGGATTTTGTACAACGATGCAGTGGCGACGATTGCGTCAGATATCAAATCAATAGCAGCAGAATCCGCTCTTTTAATCTTCTCTCCAGCACGAACAGAACCAGCAAGTTTCTTTTTAGTCCACCAACCGAAATGTACGGCAGTGTACAAGACCATGCCAATTGGGATGTTAAGTTTATCGGCAATTTCTTCCCATGTAGAGCCCATATAGTAAAAATAAAAGGCACTGTCCGCCATTTGTTGGGGCATACACGCACCAACTTTTAATGCAATTTCCTTGGCCCATTCCCAGTGCTCGTCTGTGAAATCATCAGGTTGCTCTATGAACCTAGCTAATCTGTCGGTTTCCGGCCTCAGAGAAGGAGCGGGCCTGAATGTTGGAGTAACCATTTTGTACCTCGAGATATATTATACTAATATTATTACTTATTTTATTAAATAAATACTTCGTCCACCATGAAACGAAAAAAGCCAGGCCGAAGCCTGGCTTAATTTGCGTGGGACGGTGATTATGCAGAGTCGCCGACTGAACGCTGGGCCAGAACATCGAGAACAATGAATTCAAGTGCTTCAACAGGCTTGATGCTCAATGTCACTTTAGCAGTATTCCCATCAATCCTGACTGCATCGATCGAGAACGAACGGAGTGCGCCACCCGATATGAACAGAGCCATGATGTCATTTATAGCCTTACGAACAACGCTAGGAGAAACATCAGAGGTGCGCTCGCCGATGTAGCTTTCCAGAGTTGTACGACAAGTTTTCAGGACTTCGTCTGTAACGAACTGGACTGAAACGCGCTCGAAGTACCATCCCTTTGGATCGTTTTCGCGGGACCTTGTGGAAAGGTCAGGAGATTCGCAACGGACTCCGAAGCCAGTAACCGGACGAAGCACAAGTAGCCCTGCTTCGATCGCGCGATCAAGATCCTTGGTGTCTGGATCGAAATCAGAGATTAGGCTGTCGCTAAAGACGCTGAGGTCGCCGATGTGCTTGACATCGGAAACTTGGAAACTCTTGCGGAGCATCGAGGTTCCGAGAGCGGCCTGGACCCGGCCTGCGGCCACTGCGCAGGAAAGCATCCATGGTTGGAACCATTGGATCACTCCGCTAGAACCGACGGCGCGAGCCATCTGGAAGACCATTTGAAGACGCTCAGCGGCGAGTTCGGCAGCTTTGAGTTGCGCGTCTGCGAACGTACCATGGAAGCTAACTTCTCCGAAACGTTCTTTCCTGTAATCGGCGTTGGACGCAGTCGCAACGTGAGACTTGACCAGAGCATTGATCGCGTCGATCGAATACACTGAAGTAGGCTCAGTGAGACCATCGTCGATATCTTTAGCTGCATCGCGGCTGAACAGCGGAACGACCTGGGTCACTTCAATTTTCAGAGCTGCATCTAAAGCGGCTGCGATAGAAGCGTTAGTAGTTGCGCCTACGGAACCGCCAGACAAGAACTGGGCCGAAGCTTCTGCATCAGGGAGACCGACATAAGAAACCGAAGCTGTGTTCTGGACATAAGAGATTAGTCCGAAGTTGTCGTCAACCAATCTCTTGAAATCTGCATAATCCGACTTAACACGTCCTGGAAGCGAATTCAGCGAATGGCCAGAAAGAATTCCAACAGCAGCAACATGATCCAACACCGCTTTAGGAGCGAGTGAATTGAATTGGACAGAAGGAATGCGAGCCTTGTAGCCAGTTTTCGAATTGATGAAAGCAACCAGGTCGCCCATCGTAGCGTATTTCGCAAGCTGGATGTCGATGTTAGCGCCTGAACCACCGGCTACAGTAGTCTGAAGACGTCCAGATTTGGTGATAGTCAGAGTAGCAGCCGAACCTACGTAACCAATTTCAAGAACTACGCGGCCGCCTACAGTTGCGGCAGGGAATGCGAGACCGTCAGATTGGCGTGAAGCGACTAGACGAACTTGGCGTTCTGAAGCAGATGCATGAACCTTTGCGCCCAGAGCCGTAGAACCCAAAGCGGGCTGTACAGAAAATGGGTTTTCTTGTCCAGCGAGAGCGACAGAGGCCACGGCGACGCCACCAGAAACTGCTTTAGTGGCTACTACAGAAG